CTTTTCTTCTTTCTCTGCGGCGTCCTTGCGCGCCTTGTCATCGCGCTCCTTTTTCTCCGCTTCCACCGCATCCAGGCGTTTGTGAATAGAATCCATATGGGCAAGGATTTTGTCGAGAGCTTCTCCCTCTTTGGAGTTAGTAGGGATAGAAGCATCTTTCTTCTCAACAGTTTTCTCGTCGGCCATTGCAGTGTCCTCAGTTTGTGAGTCAGTGGAAGTAGTAGAAGTAACAATAGATTCAACGCCCGTCGGCGGGCCGCCCTTGTCCCATACGCCTAGCTCGCACAGAGCCAAGTGATCGATAATGGCCGGCTCACCTTCAATCAATACATGCTTACCATCGGGCATAGGATGCTTGGTGCCTTGGTCATGCGTGAACACAACCGCTGGCGACGTTGACATCTTGCCTTCGAGTATTAGCGCCTTCGCCGCATCGTCGTATATCTTGGCGATGCCCCATATTTCTTTAGCGACATCATCCTTGTACGGCAGCACAATCGTTCCGACGGCTCGATCGGAGAACTCTTTCGAGTCCAGATTTCCATTCACAGGATGATCGAGAATCACCGGCAAACCGTTGCAGCGCTCAAGGAATTCATCCGTCATATACAGCGACGGATCGCGCCAGACGTACTCATCCAGCGCCTTCCGATAAGCCGCGCCGGTCCCGGTGATACGCATGTTCACCAGCAGGAATGTCCCGACAGTGACCGGAGATGCCAGCTCTTTATCCCGTATCGCCTTGGCCACGTCGAGCTCGTTCATATACGGCATTTCGAGCGTGGTTTTGAGGCCTGGGTGCAAACCGCCTTCCGACATGGCCTGTTTGGATTCAATCCAGCGCGCCAGATCGTGCTCTTTATTCAGAGTCGGCTTGAACTCACCGTCAACACTTGCGCCAAAGGTCGTAAAATCAACTCCGTCTTTTACGCGACGGCTGAGCTGATGTAACGGCCCTGTGTAATCGTATCCGGTTTCTTCAAGCAGTTCACGGCGCGCTGCTGCATCAGCTGTCTCGCCTTCTTCAATTCCGCCGCATGGAACAGACCAGTAATGTCCGTCGTCAACGCGGCGTGCAAGGAGAATGTTTCCTGACGAACTTGTAAGCAATACTCCTGCGGCTTGACGGTTGGGAGTATCGCCCATGACATTACTTGCCCTTCTCGTTGGCTACCTTTCCGGCTATCTTGGTGGCATAAGTCTTGGAGTAGCCTTTCTTCTCAAGTTTTTCTACAAGCTCGTTGAACTTGGAATCTTTCTTAACACTGTGAAACGCCGATTTCAGTTCGTCCATCTTCATGCAGTCCTTCATTCCGTCCTTCATGCAGTCCGCTGATTTCATGGCTTGCCTCATACTGTTTAATACTCGCAGCAATCAACTGCAACGTACTCGGTTCACTGTCTCGGCGTGCAAAAGGATTCTTAACCGGAGACAGCTTTACCAGCTTTCTGTCAGCGCGTCTCATCGGAGGATGTTCATGCGGCCTTCCTTATCTGATTGGCGGCCAACAGTTTCTCAAGACCTGCCTTAGTCAGCATGTCCGTCGGTATGTCTCGCAGCGAATACAGGTGCGTATAGAAACACCTGCAAAACGGCGCTTCCCCAGTCTGCTCAATCTGGTCCGTGAACGGGCCTTTGTTTTTCATCAGACCGTCGCGTATCGCCCAGTTGTCCCGCACTACGAACGGCCTTTTATGGCTGTCCAGGTCGAACTGCTTGTGATCCTCGCGGTAGTCGTATCCGGCCTGGTGATAGTGACTGTTCCATACGCCGGCAATCGCGCCGCCATCCTCGGCCATGATCTGATTGACTGCGGACACCAACTTGTGCCCCTGATCAATAATGACGCGGCGTTCCTCGAACGGTAGGCTTGCGAAGGCGCGTTTCAGCTTGGGGTCCAGATTCTTGTACGTCTCAACGCGACTCCCGCCGGTCGGTATCGAGGTCGCCCAGCCGGAGAATCGTTGCAAGGTGCGTTGTATCGAGGCCTCGCGATTCAATCGAATCAGGTTTGCACTGGCCAATATCCGCTTGTCCAGCTCCTTTCGTAGAGTCGGTTTCAGCGTCTGAACCGTGAACTCTGATATGCCCTTGTGCCGTTTGAACAGCCGGTCACGCTTGACGGTCTTGTCGAATATCTGCGCCAGTTGATCGGTCAACTTGCGGCGCAGCTCATGCTCAGGCATAAGGCTGCCTTGTATGGTCTGCTGCAACCGTCGCGTCCAGTAATCCAGACGTTCCTGCGTGTCATAGCCGAACTTAATGAAGTCCGCCACCGCCAGGCGCAGCGTCTCAATCAGCGAGTCGCGGCGCACGTTAGCCGCCGCCCATTCTGCCGAACTTCTTGGCCTCAGCGCCGGAGGCTACCGGCTGATCCTGCTGTTGTTCTGCTTTATCAGCCTGCGTTTCGATGTAATCCGTCAACGTATCAATATCCAATTCCAGCTCATGCGGGAATAGCTGCTTGTTCTCGGCCAGGTTGTCCATGCCCCACTGAATCGCGCGCGCTTTGTTTTCAGGGTCTAATTCAGGTATCAGCGTTTGCAGATAGGCCACCACGGCTTGCAGCTTGGTTTCTTCAACCTTAATCGTCTCAGACGGCGGCTCTACCAGCAGCGATGGCCACTTAGCCTCGTAGTTATCGCGCCACTCTGAGAACACGTCCTCATAGCTGCGGTCACTATAGGTGTCCGGATATTTCTGCTGAATGAGCGTGTAAAAATCAGGATTCCACGCGCGATGCATCACCACGCGCTCAATGAACTCGTACGGCGGTTCCATGTCCTTACGGACCTTATCAATGTACTTGGCGATATTCTTGGCATCCTCACTGCCTTCGCCAAATCCTGATACCAGCGTCTCGTTATCCAGCAACTTGGCCGGCATCTCAGCCGCCGAGGCGATGTCCTTGATAATGTTGGTGCGCGAGTACGTTCCCGCTGCGTCCACATTCATCATGTTCAGCGTCTGGATATCCTCCGTGACATCTATCGTCAACACCTGCCCGGTCTGAGCTTCCTGCACGAAGGCCCGCTTAATGGCGGTCATCATGCCGCTCACCTTGTCAATGATGGAGCCGGGTGATTTCTGCTTGGCGATGAGCACGCCCAGCTTGGTCTGGATCATATCGTTCGCCATCATCGAGCGGACAAACGACTTCAGCGGGAACAACGCCCGCTGATAGACGCTGCGACCTACGAATCCGAACGCGCTTGATGTGTAGGCGATATACACCGGATTTTCATTCATCATCACGCAGAACTTGGTGGGGTGAAACACCTCGCCGTTCGTGCGCACCGTTACCGGCCTGTTGAATGAATAGTCTGTTGGGTTCTGGTTCAATACCAGCGAGCCTGCCGTGTTCAGCGGGTCCAACACCGTGAACCAGACTTTCTTACCCCATATGCCGTCCAGTTTCAGCGGATCGTTCGCCGCCATGCCTTCGACATTGACAACCAGCGACGCGATGCCATAGACACGCGCCAGCCGCATCAAATCCTGAATGTAGTAGTCGGCGTGAATATCCTTCCAAGCCTGCTCGAATTCATCAATCACTTCGTCCGGCGCATCCTGCACCACGCGCTCACGTCCCTGAGACATGGCAATGTTGATTGGCGTCTCAGCCATCTTCATGCCGAGCGGATGGAACAGGTAAATCAGTTTGCACAGCTCATAGCTTGGCGAGCTGCCGACTTGGATATCATCCGACATCAGGATTGATGTAAGCCCAGTCCCTAAGTTAGACAGCGTGACAATGCTTGCGCCCATGTTGGGAGGGCCGCTGAATGGGGTTCCGTCAACACTGGACATGATTGGCCCCCATATTAGACCCCATATTAGAATCCCTCATCGTTGCCTAGGCCGATAGCACACCCATATGAGAAACAATCCAGCAAGTCATCATCAATCATGTCCTTGGTATCAGGACTGAAATTAAGTATTTGAGACATCAAATGATTTCGCGTGCTGCCTTTATAGGTAACACGCCGGTCATAGGCTTGCTTGGTAATCTTCACATGACCGGCATGCACATAGCCTGAGATATTCACAGCACGTTCAGACTTGCCCATTGCAGTTAGTTTGCTGTCAATGGGATGCACATTCCATGATTTCTTTTGGGCCTGTTGTAACAGCACAATACCTGACGCCTTATCTTCAATCCATGTGCCTGCGTTTCCAAGTAATGCTTCAATTTCTTTTGCTAAATCTTCCAGCCGTTGAAATACAGTCGGCAGCCATGTTTCCAACAATGCGCCTTCTAACTGTTTCAAATCCCAGTCAAGAATCGCTATTGTTGGATCGAATACAGGTGACTTAGCAAAGTAAACTACGCCAACTCCATCATTCGATTTTCCAGTCTTGAATGCCGTATCAATCACAGCATAGACTGTGTGATAACGTTTTGGGTTCGCAAGTGGTAAGAATGTGCCAGTTGGTTCATCACAGCACAGCAAATTGTTTTCCATGAAGAAACTTCCCTGCAATGGCCGTGGCCGCTGCTGATACAGTGATTCCCATGTTCGCGTATTGGGCTTGTATATGTCCC